ATCGATGTTTTTTTATGTCGATGGTTATGAAATCATGCGGCTTCAGGATATTAACACCACTGCAGGTAGTACAAATATTGAGCACCGCATCGGCATCGGAACTTCAAGCCCTCAGTCAATGTTGGACGTTGAAGATGGAGCACAATTTGTAGAACGCAGCACTGTTGGCAATAACGATCCACGCATCAAATTAGAAAAAGTTGTTACTGACGGCACGATTACAGGCAAGATCACAACCGATAATTTAGTAAGCCACGATGACATTTTGTGGACTAAGGCTGATGACAGTAACGTTAGCGGCAGGATTGGCAACGCTCCTGATATACACAATGGGGGCACCGATGGGGATCTAGCAATTCAATCAGAGGGCGGCAATATTGCATTTGTTACCTCAAGTGGTGGCGGTGCAGAGCAGATGCGAATCGACAGCTCGGGCAGGCTGTTGCTTGGTACGACAACTGAAGGTGAAGCTACTGCTGATAATTTGACTATTGCAGATTCTGGTCATTGCGGAATCACTCTGCGTTCTGGTACAAGCAGTGTTGGAACAATTTTCTTCTCTGATGGTACTTCTGGTTCTGCAGAATATCAAGGATATGTTCAGTATGATCACAGCGCAAATTATTTAAAATGGGCAACTGCTGGTACCGAGCGGATGCGAATCGACAGCTCGGGCAAGGTTGGGATTGGCATAACTTCTCCACAGACAAGATTTCACAGCTCAGGTACAACTAACGGAGCACAAGCTACATTTGGTATTACAAGCTCTGGTCTAAAAATTTCTACGTTCCAAAAAACTGGCAATGACGCTGGTGTGATTCTGGATGCTCAAGAATCTACTAATGGGACACTTGCTTTTAATACTCGTGGCTCCGAACGGATGAGAATCGACAGCTCGGGCAATGTTGGGATTGGCACCACGGGGCCTAGTCAAAGTCTCACTTTGCGCGGAGAACAATTTATTGAAACCAATTCAACAGCTGCTGATTCTGGCAATGGAATTTACTGGCAGTCAACTACAAGCGGCTGGACTACTTCAAGTGCTCATGCTGCCATTTACGGCAAACGAGTTGATGGTAGCAACGGTTATTTAAGGTTTGATACTCGCTCAAGCGGTACAACTGCTGAGCGGATGCGAATCGACAGCTCGGGAAATGTTGGGATTGGCGTTTCCAGCCTGAGTTCTGGTGATGGAAATTTAACTGTTTTAGCGGATGGCACGGGAGCAGGCACAGCCAATACGCGTTTGTTCATGACTGGATACGAAGGGACATCCGGGAATGCAGCTGGCTTGTGGTTTGGTGCAAGAAATAATGAAAATACAGGTGTAATTGGTTCTCGAACTGCTAGTGGAAACATTGCTTTTGAAACATATAGTGGTGGCTGGGGAGAGCGGATGCGAATCGACAGCGCGGGCAGAGTTGGGATTGGAAAAACCAACCCTAATACAACATTTGAGATCTACGAGGCTACGAATCCTTATATATACCTGCAAAACTCCACTACTGGCACAGGCGCTAGCGATGGTTTTAGTCTTATTGAGTTTGGATTAGATACTTATATCAACAATAGAGAAGCAGGAAATATGATTTTCTTGAATAACGGAAGCGAGCGCCTACGAATCGACAGCTCGGGAAATGTTGGGATTGGAGTTTCAAGCTTATCTAGTTCATCTCGACTTACATTGCTTGAAAGTGCTGGCAACGGTCAGACATTAGAAATCAAAGGTGCAAATACAGGAGGTGTTGGTTCACAACCAGGAATTAAATTTACAGCTTCAACTGGTGACAACATCGGTGGTATTTTTGGCGACACTAATTCTGATGCTGTAGTTCTGCAGTCAGGCGGAACCGAGCGCATGCGAATCGACAGCTCGGGTGCAACTACATTTATTAAAACAGTTAATAATACAGCAGAGTTGTTGTTTGGATATGGGAGCAGTTCAGGTATTTATGCAGGCATTGGCGGTCAAAATCACTTCAACACCAATCAATTATGTGATTTGCTTTTCTATACAAATGGCAGCACAGGCTCTCGCAGTCCAAGCGAGCGCATGCGAATCGACAGCTCGGGAAATGTTTTAATTGGGAAATCTAGTGCTTCCACTTCTGCTGGCACTGGCGTTCAATTAATAACGGGTAGCACGGCAAGTGTAGATGTTGTTACTAACACAGCGTCAAATATTGGTGTTAATCATATTTACAACTTAAATGCAACAAGAAATGGTTACAGATATTATGTTGGAATAGACGGAGGCATTTATAATTTCTCCGGCAACAATGTTAATCTTTCTGACGAGCGTGAGAAAAAAAACATTGTTGATATGGATAGCACCTGGAGCGAACTAAAGCAATGGACATTAAGGCAGTTTCATTTCAATGAGCAAGATAATTCCGAAGATAAGTGTTACGGTGTCATCGCTCAGCAAATTGAAACAATTAGCCCTCAAGTCCTATCTACTTTTGAAACAAATCCGACAACTGCTAGAAAAGGTGTCAAAGAGCAAAAAATGATGTGGATGGCAATCAAAGCACTGCAAGAAGCAATGGCAAAGATCGAAACCCTTGAACAGCGTCTATCTGATGCTGGTATCGCCTAGCGGTATTCCGCCCCATGGCAACGTGGGGCCTTGCTATTACACTTCCTTTGGAGTCTTAACTCATCATGGCTACAACTTTTACTTGGGCGATTGCCAATCTGGATCGTGAAACATCCGATGGCTTCGTTTTCACTGCTCTCTACACCGTTTCAGCTGCAGACGACACCTACTCTGCTGGTGCGTATGGAAGCATCGGCTTCGAGCGTCCTGACACGCTAGTTGCTTTTGCTGATCTGACTTCTGAGATCGTTGTCGGCTGGGTCAAAGAAAAGCTGACTGCAGAAAAAGTCACTGAAGTCGAAGCTGCTTTGCAGGCTCAGCTTGATGAGCAACGCGCTCCAACTAAAGCTGCAGGTCTGCCTTGGGCTGCTGCTGAGTAATGACCTTTGCCTTTGGTGTGCTGGCTGGGGTTGTATTAACAGCCCTTGTCTTGGCATTTGATCCAGACGATGACCTTTACGAGGATGAACGACGTGGCAGCTAGACCTGATCCAATGATTCCCTGCAAGCCAGGGGCAGAAGATTTAGTTGCGATGAACAATCGCGTTGTCTGGATGGACATGCTCTACAAGCTTGAAGGTCGCGACAAGCCTGATCATCCAAAGCGTGGTCTTTACACCGGCTTACATAAGCGTCATTTCTCAACGTTCCCTGGAACGGATGAAAACTGATCCTGTAGATCACATTCAAAACTGTCCATTGACTGGGCCAGCTAATCTGGCTCAAGAAAACTCAACCCCTTCTAAAAATGATCAAAGCGTTCGCAGTAGCTGTTTCTGGTGTTCTCGCTGGTTCAGCTGCCTTGGCAGGCCCTTATGTCAACGTTGAGAATAACGCTGGTTATTCGGGCGGCGATTATTTAGGCGCAACAACTGATCTTCACGTTGGTTTTGAAGGCAGCGAAGGTGTCTACAGCTATTACGTGCAAGGCGGCCCAGCTCTTGTTTCACCCCAAGGCGAAGACACTGAGTTTGAACTGTCCGGCAAGATTGGCGGTAGCGTCCAAGCAACAGAGCAGTTTGGCATTTATGGCGAGCTGAGCTTCATCACCGCAGAAAACGATCCTTCTGTGGGATCTAAGATCGGCATGAAGTACAGCTTCTGAGCTAGCCTTTAATCGGAAGAGACCCGCCCTTTCTTGCCTCACACCAAGGAAGGGTATTTTTTTGGACTTTCACCATGCAAAAAGTTTTCAACCTGTTTGCCACTCTTGGCTTCGTGATGTCGGCTTCAATGGTTGTTGGATCGTTGCTGCTTTACACGCGGATTCCATCACTGACGAAGTATTACATGAGCGAGTTGAAGTTAGAGCTGACAGAGCTAGTGACCGACATGGTGCCTGGCCAGATTGACGAGGTGATGCCGGAACTACCGGCTGCAACTGGCCCGGCGATGCCTTTCAAGCTTCCATGATTGATTCGGTAAACTCTCCCTTTCATTACACCCAAGGTCGGGTAGAAGCAATCGAAATTATTGAAGATGTGGTGGCTGGAGCCCCTGAACCAGTCGTTGGTTATTTGATGGGGCAAACGTTGAAATATCTACTGCGTGCGTGGCATAAAGGCAATGCGTCACAAGACCTGCAAAAAGCTTCTTGGTATTTGAATCGTGCGATTTTGCGTTTAGATGCCTGAAATCCCCGAGATTGGCGTGGGGCAAGTTGCGGTGGAGCGTATTGCCATCCCAGAAATACCAGCTTGGAGAGGTATACCGCCGCAAAGCCTTCCGCAAGAGCCACCAATCACATTGATGCTTGGTTTTCCAGTAGCTGAGATGCCGGGCTGCGTTGAGACCAGGAATACACAGGCCGGAAACGACAAGGCTTACGACAATGACCCAAAGGGCAACTTTGTTGTTTGCGATGGAACGATGCCATCGTTTAACGCGATGGACATTACACCTGGAACGTTGACCTATGGGTCGGCAAAACCACCTGCTATTCAGCCACCAAAAGAAGAGCCGGCTGCCTCCCAACAACCGGCTAAGTCCCCTTCACCGGAGGCGTCCAACCCAACCGGCATTCCAAATGTAGCTCCAGAACTGCCATGTCCGCCACCGGACGCAATACCTATAGGAGCTAAAAATAAGCTTCAGACTGCTGTCATCACTGGTTACAAGCGTGTTGATGGAGAATGCAAAGCCCAATTCAAGCCGTTGGACATACCAGCGATTCTCGGCAATCATTTACCTGGCTCGCCTGTTGTGGTCACGACTGCAACGATTGCGGTTGTCGCAACAACAGCGGCAGTCCTAGCCAAACCATTAGGCGATATTTTGCTGAAGGTGATCAAGCCTCTTGTCAAAAAGACAATCAAGAAGATTAAGGAGAAGCTAGGGAAAACTACTGCTGTTGAGTCAGCTTGGCAGCGCCGGAAGTTTCAACGGTCTTTGAAGAACTAGGGATTGAATGGATGTGGGGCGGAAGGACGCCAGGCGGATTGGTTAAGACAACATCAGCACAGATCCGAGAGTAGGGCGATTTGGGGTGGAACATTACACCTTCCTTCATCAGGTTTGCACAGTTCTTCAGCCTTGCAATTTCATAGTTGAGCCTTTTATCTGCAAGTGTTGCGTCTAAAAGCGCCACTTGTTTTTCGGCGGCTTTGCGGCAAGTTCGTACGTGATGACGATCCAGCGGTATCGAAATTGTGGCAGTGATGCCGCCGTTAATCGAGAAGTTAGTTTTTTGCCCTGTCCGCATTGGCTTGTAAAAAAGGACATCGCCTGGATTATCGGGCCTGCCATCTGGGACAGGATTGCCTTCAGGGTCAAACGCACCAACAACATCAATCGTGTCATAAACAGGCTCGTTGTAATATTTCTCGTAAGGGTCCGCCCAACCTGTTGTTGTACTTATGAAGGGGTTGATATTTAGCGTTGCACCTTGGCAACTAATGCCTGAGCCATACGTGTTAGTGAATTGCCTTGCTGGCACGACTTGAACAGCTTGGTTTGTAACTGATCCAGAGCTGTTTGCGACTGGAGCGGCAGTGCTTGAGACCTGTGCTTGTGCTGGAGCGGTTAGCAGCAAAAGCGTTGCGATGACTCGCTTCATTGACTAAAGGTGCTGGTCGTCTCTGTTAAAGATTCAATGTCTGTTTCCCTGTTAATCAGGGTGTGATTTGTGAGTCCTGGCCCTTGGAGCGTTTCAACAAATTGGAACGATGCGCCTTGGTTGACGATGTTCCAGACAGGTTTGCTAGCAGGGTCAAGACCAGTCCAACGACTAGAAACACCATTTAACGTGTTTGTTGTTGAAGTCAGACTAGCCGGAGCAATTGCGCCGCCAACAGGAGCAATGTTTGTTCCGCTTGCGCTGTACTCGTAACCTGTTCTGTACTCGTAAGAGTTAATCACTTCAGTGACTTTTGTTTTGGTGCTTGTTGTGGAAGACAACACGCCTTGTTGAAAGTTTGGAACAACAGGAATTGCCGCTACTGGAGCGGCAGTTGCTAATAGATCAAAACCTGCATAAAGAGCAAGCAATAATACGCGCATTATTTAATTGTGAGTTCTTGGATAACTTGACCAATCGCAGTAGTACCAGCTCCACCAGCCGTGACAGTTAGCGCACCGTCTGTTGCAATTGTTCCAGCCAGCGTTCCAGCAACTCCGCCTGCTGTTGTTGTCGTATTGCCAAAAGTAGGCAGTGCTGGGACAACTCCTGCCGTAACTGTTGTTGAAAGAACAGTTGGCGTATTATCGCCGCCTATAAACGACTCTGAATAAGAAAAGCTGTCACCAGCAGTAGTAACAGTAAACACGCCAGGAGTGTAACCAAGAGCGGTCCCGGCGCTATAGCTCCCGAACTTAGGAGCAGTACCCAAAGTGACGTTAGAGCCAGATACAGATAATGTGCTCGGAAGTCTGA